GCGCCGCCCACGCCTCCCGCGCCGCCCACGCCTCCCGCGCCGCCCACGCCTCCCGCGCCTCCCACGCCGCCCGCGCCGCCCACGCCTCCCGCGCCTCCCACGCCGCCCGCGCCTCCCACGCCGCCCGCGCCTCCCACGCCGCCCGCGCCGCCCACGCCGCCCGCGCCGCCCACGCCTCCCACGCCGCCCACGCCGCCCGCGCCGCCCGCATCATCTCGTCGACGTCGATCCAGCGCACGGGCCGAGGCTTGAGGTCCAGGACAGCGAGATGCTGCTGGAACGCGGCCTCGGCCCGTGCGCGATCGATCAGCGGATGGGCGTCGTCGATCGACAGCAGCCGCTCGAGAATGCGCTCGGCTTCGATCGGGACGCCCGCCATCAGTCCGCCACCATCCGGATCTCCTCCGGGGTGTACTCGCGCTGAGCAACGCGCTGGTAGTCGCCCGGCGGAACCTCGATCGCGTCGTGCTCCTCGTGGTGCAGGAGCCCGTTCGCACCGAGGATCCGGATGAACTCCGCGTCGACGTCGGTGAGCAGCTCACCTTCGGCCGGCGCGTCGAGCACGTGCGCGTGCCCGGTGACCTCGCCCTCGGCGAGCCGAGCACGCGGCTGCTTCTTCAGCTTCGTCCCTGCCGGGATCTTCTCGATCGCGACGAGCAGAACGTCGCCCTGTCTGTATTGCGCTCGCTCCACGCGAGTCTCCTTTCGGTTGAACAACACGGCGAGAAAGATCAGTCGAGGCCGTGACAGAGGCCGCGGCCGTAGGTGCCGGTCCAGGGCGACCAGTCGCGGCCGCCGTTCGACATTCGGTACGCGACGCGCGCGTTGAACCAGATGTCGTAGATCCGCGACCCGTAGATGCGGAGCCCGTCGTGGATCTGCCACTCGCCGTGATCGTTGGTGGGCGAGTGCGATCCTGGCCAGTACGTGTGCCCGGTCTCGTAGCCGGCGAGACAGAACGCGGTGGGTGCGTGAGATCCGAAGACGACGCGCGAGACGTGCAAAGCGAGCGCGCGACTGGCCGGAATGCTGGCCTGCGGCGAGCGAGCCCCGCAGGCGGCGAGGGTCAAGCAGACTGAGACGACGGCGAGCAGCTTCACGCGGAGCCTCCTTGCGAGGGGACGGGTCTCGCCAGGCGACCATCAGGCGGCCTGGCCTTCGACACGGCAGAAGCCGTCTCGGACGAACCAGCAGGTGAAGCAGCGGAACCCCTTCGCCGACCGGCGCCGGCGCGCTACGAGCAGCGGCTTGCCGTCGTCGGTGTGCGTCCGGCCGCAGCCGTCGCAGCGGCCGAAGTGAACGTGCGACGCCTCGCCCTTCCAGTCCTCGCGGGCGCGCTCGATCACGACTTCCTCGAAGAGCTTCGGCGCGGGCGAGCCCCTTCGCCCCCGCACCCGGTACTCGACGTCGACGTCGTAGCCGTAGGTCAGCACGCGCACCTCGAGCAGAGATCAGGCGCGGCCCAGCTGCAGCCGCCGACGCATGCGGCGTTCTCGGTGCAGCCGCACTCACGGCACGCCGGTAGTCCGGCTGCGACGTCGGCCTCTCGTTGCACTCGCACGTGGGTTGCCATCACCTCGGCGTCACGGCGGGAGACGCCGGTCTCGACGAGCGCCGCTGCTGTCTGCTCGTCGCGGAGGATGCCTTCGAGGATCGCCTTCGCGGCCGCGCGGGCCGGGTCGTCTCCGCACTGCTCGATCAGCGCGCGGCAAACCTTGGTCCGGTCGTGGCCTGGTGCCGGCGCGAGGTCGCGCCGGTCGTCGCGCCAGTTTTCTCGAAGAGCCCGGCCAGCGCGCATCAGGCGGCCGCGCTTTCGTCTGCGGCGTTGTGGCGTTGGAGCCGGGTCGCGTAGTCGTGGAGGCCTGCGAGCTCGAGCTCGTCGACGTCGTCGGCCATGGCGTTGATCGCCTCGGCGAGGGTCGCTTCGTCGCTGCCTGCGTCGACGAGCTCGCGGATGGCGCGGACGCGAGCCTGTTCGGGTGTCTCCCGAATCGCGATCCGGCCGGCGCGGACGTCGGCGGCGCGCGCGAGGAGCACACGGAACTCGTCCTCGTCGGTGACGTAGCCGTTGAGCGCGTCGCGGAGCTCGGCATCCGTGAACTTCGTGGCGAGCATGTCGACGTAGCCGGCCCGGTCGTGCCGTTTCATCTCCTCGATCGGGCTGCGTCCCACGTAGGGCGAGGGGCCGAGGCTCGCGAGGAACGCAGCCTGGGCGGCGACGCGCGCTTCTTCGCGGGCGATCGTCAGCAGCCGGACGAACAAGCCGACGGGGTTACGCACGCGTCCGCTCGCGCACCGCTCGTCGAGATGCGCGACCACGCGCTCGAACTCCGACGCGGTGATCGACCGAGCGATCGGCTCGACGATGCCGAGGCTGTCCTTGTCCCAGCCGCGCAGTCGCGCACCTGCAGCCTTGATCGAAGCCTCCGACGGTGGCCCCTCGAAAGCAGCAGCAGGTGCTGCCCGATCTTCGCCGTTCGCGTTGTCTAGAGCTTCCGTTCTTGGAGAGGGATCTGCTGCTGGAGCACTCAGTGATGTCCTCTTGAGGACCTCGGGGCCGGTGTCCGGCGGGTTTCTTGCCGCGCTCCGGCGGGTTTCGCGAGCCGCCCCGGCGGTTTCCCTTTCGGCGGGCTCGGCGGCGGAACCCGCCGCGCTCCGGCGGGTTTTTCTCGGGACGACGGGTGCGCTGAGCGGGGCCTGCGAGCTCGCCTGCCACGCTCTCGCGGCTTCGAGAGCTAGCAGTCGCCGCGCCTCGACGCCAAGCTTCAAATCCGCCGCGCTCCGGTGGGTTTCGTACCAGGGCGGGATCAGCGCCTCGTACTCGTTCGAGTTGCCGCGCCCGACGCGGAGGCTCCGACTGATCCAGCCGAGCGCGTCCATCTGCCGCAGCGCGTCGCGCACGGTCGAAGCCGACCGGCCGCACGTCTCGAGCACGAGCAGCTCAATCCCGGGGTAGCAGGACGAGCCGAGCTCGTTCATGTGGATCGAGAGCGTCAGCCCGATGTGATGCTCCGTCGGGGTCAGACCGGACTCCGGCGACGAGATCGCCGAGCGCCACGTGTACAGCGGCTTCAACCCCTCCTGGCGCTTCACGAACGCATCGCCTCCTTCAGACCATGGGCCGCGTCGATCCGCAGTTGCCGATCGACTAGATGGGCGACGACCTTCCGGTCACCGGGGTCGTCGATCCGGAAGTAGTCGACGGCGAGCTCCACGGCCTCCTCGACAGGGACCGTCGAGAGCGACGCGTACGCGACCGCGGCGTCGATCGCCTGCTTCAACACCCCGAGCTCGACTACCACGGCCGCCGCGTCCTGACGTCATAGGCGCCACCGATCGGCCGGCGCGTCCTGTCGTCTATGCGATCGCGGCGAGCGGCCCGCCACTGCGCCGTGTGAATCAGCGCGAGCGCGTAGAGGAACGGCGCCGTGACGATCGCGAGCACGACCAGCCAGTCGAGCGTGTGCATCGGTGCGGCCGCGGCGTTCATCCGACCGAAACGCCCGGTACCGTGGTCTTGTGAAGACGCTGCTGAACTTGACGCTCCAGATCGGTGACGTCGTCGTCCCGGTCGGGCTCGCGTCGGCTCGTCGCAAGGGCGATGAGGACTTCCGGAAGCTCCACCTCGCGTGCAGCAGCCCGATCACCCTCAAGCCCTACTGCAACGTCGAGGAGCAGCTGCTCGAGCCCGCCGACCTCGTCTCCGCCTGGGAGGTCGCGCCGGGCGAGTACGTCGTCCTGAGCAAGGAAGAGCTCGCCCTGCTCGAGCCGCCCGAATCCCGGACGCTGCTCGTGACCGGATTCGTCGACGAGGCCGCGGTCGACCCTGTCCTCGTCGAGCGCTCGTACTGGCTCGTCCCGTCGAAGAGCAGGATCGCGCTTCGCCCCTACGCGCTGATCGCTGGGGCGCTCGTCGAGCGCGACGCCGCGGCGGTCGCCCGCTTCGTCGGCTGGGGCAGCGAACGCGTCTGCGCGATCGGCGCGACCACCGACGGTGCGTTGACGCTGCGCACGCTCGCGTTCCGCGAGGACATCGTTCCCCTCGAGGAAGAGCTGCGCGACGAACTCGCGGGCGTAGAGGTAGCCGACGAGGAGCTCGAGCTCGCGCTCGACCTCGTCGAGCGGATGACGCGCAAGCACGGGACGTTCGCCCCGGACGACCTCGAGAGCCGTCAGCGGCCGCTGATCAGGACGCTCCTCGAGGCGAAGCTCGCCGGCCAGCCGCTCGTCCGTCCCGACACGCCGGGCGATCCACCCGAGCCAGGCCCCGTCACCGTCGACCTCGCCGGCGCGCTCCGCACCAGCATCCGCAAGGCGCCGCGCCGGCGCCGGCCCGCGGTAGCGCGCTAACCCGAACGCGAGCAGACGGCCAGCGAGCCGCGCCTGGTCGTCAGGGCAGACGTCGTCGGCGATGTTCGAGCCGACCGCGACGCGGAACCGTTGGGCCACTGATGCCGCCGGCATCGCCTCTCAGGCCGCCTCGCCCAGGCTCAGCTGCAAAGGCACGGGGTCGGCCGGCCCCGCGGAACCAGCCGACCCCTTCTGGGGTGTCACTTCTGAAGCGGGGGAGGCTGCAGCCGGGAGCACGGCCGACTGCAGCCCCTCCTCCCCCGCATCAAGCGACCGGGCGAACTCCGACGCAAGCCCGGCCGCCTCGCCCTCACCGGGCGAAGCCTCAACAGCCGCCGGCGCCGGAACCTCGCGGCCGAGCAGCCGATACCAGTAGGTCGTCTCTTCCGTGCGCGGGTCGTCCTCGCGCCACTGCTCGATCACGTAGTGGCGCGCACGCAGATCCGCGATCCGGGAATGACCGATCACGTTCAACGCGTAAATCTCGTGGTGGCTGTGCGCCTCCCCGTCTTGCAGCAGCTCGAGCACGCGCTCCCAATGCGACGGCTTCCTCGCCACTACGAGACCCCCCCCCGGCGAGCCTCAGCACGCGCCACCCGAGCAGCCCGACCCACTACGGCCGCCGCCCGCTAACCCGCCCGCGACGACGCCGGCGCGCGCGATCCTCGACCAGCCAGCAGACATGCAAGATCGCCGCGGCGATCACGACGGCGATCGCGCAACACGCCAGCACCCAGCCCAGCGCCATGAAGTAATCCGAGATCACGCGGCCGCCGCCAGGCGCTCGAGGTGGTCACGTACAGCGAGTCGAATCTCGCCGGCGACGGTCCTGCCGTTTCGATTCGCCGCGTCGACGAGAGCGTCGTAGGTCTCGGTCTCGAGATACGAGCTCACCGGGATCCGCTGGCCGTTCGGCTTGGGCCTCTTCGAGGCGGGACTGGACTCGTACGTCATGTGTGAGTTACGGTAACTCACACGTCGGACGTATGCAAGGTGTGACCTATGGATAATTGGACGACAACCAGCCACAACTTCCGTACGTTCCTGCTCGTGTCGCAGATCGACCCGGCCGCGATTCAGGCCCGCATCAAGCAGGCCCGACGCGAGAAGGGCCTAACGCAGCAAGAGCTCGCCGAGCTGATCGAGCGCCACAAGCGGACGGTCGAGAACTACGAGAACGTGCGTGTACCTGACTGGCCGGAACTGACCAAGATCGCCCGCGTCCTCGACAAGCCGATCGAGTGGTTCCTCCACGGCGACCGCGAAGAGGAAGGCGATGTGAAAGCCCAACTCCACGCCCTCGTCGAGGGCCTGGCCGAGGTCCGCACAGACTTCGCAGCGCTAGATCGCAAACTTGACGTCGCGAACCTTGACCAGCGGATGCTCGCGATCGAGCGTGAGGTCAGTCGTCTAGTGGCCGCTGTCGTGTCGAACGCCTGACGATCGCCGCGATCTGACGGCGCAAGACCGCGAGCACGTCGACGAGCTCCTGCTCGGCCCGCATCAGGTCAAGGAGCTCGGCTCCTTCGGGTGCGCCGGCTTCTTCTAGGGCGGCGACGATCTCCTCGATAAAGGACGCTCGCTCACGCTCGTCCATCGTTCCCTGCGGCGTTTCCTTCCTCGCCCGAGTCGGGGATCACGGCCTGGCGCCGCAGGCGTCAGAAGGCAAGGTATTACGTCCCGAATGTGAACGCTATCCCTCGGTCGGCTCTAGACAATCGTCAACCAGCGGAGTAGCTTCGGAAGGCGTGAAACGCTGCGGGAATATCCCCTTGACACAGGGACGAGAATAGGCCGAAGCTATGCGCATGGCCGACAAGACATTTGACATCACGTACGACGGTCCCGCGCTGGCGTCCGGGACGATGCCTGTCCGCGACCTAGCGCCTTCGCTGCTGTCGCTCGCGGAGATTTTCACCACGGCAAGTCTGGTCGTTTTTCCGACGCGTGAGCCTGTGTCGCTGGAAATCAAGGCGACGGCGGAAGGCTCGTTCGAGGTCGAACTGATCGCTCACACGGTCAAGCTGTTTGACGACGCCGTCGACATCTTCGGCTCGAATCCCATCCAGGCCCTAGAGGGGCTCGTTTTCACGATCGTCGGTGCTCAGAAGAGCCTCTTCTGGCTCATCAAGTCGATCGGTAGTCAGAAGGTGGTTCAAGAGGAATCCGCGACGACGGAGCCGGGCCACGTCACGCTGACGCTAGAGGACGGCACAAAGCTTGAGGGGATCCCAACGGACGTGGTCACCCTCTACAAAAGCCTCCCCATCCGTCGGCAAGCCCGGCAGGTCGTCACGCCGCTATATCGGGAAGGCGTAGACGTGATTCGGTTCAAGGTCGACTCCTCCACAGAAGCCGAGGTGACGAAAGACGACCTGCCCGCCTACGAAGTTGCGCCGGGTAGTGAGGACGTAATTGTCGATGTCGTTCAGCCGATGGTTTTGGAGGTCGTCTCTCCTGTGTTCGAGGAGGGCAACAAATGGCGGTTCAATGATGGGGAGCGGAAGTTCTCGGCAGCGATCGACGACGAGGAGTTCATCGCCCGCGTCAACGCCGGCGAGGCTTTCGCCAAGGGAGACTTGCTTCATTGCGACGTTCGTGTAATTCAGTCACGAGTCGACGGGAAGCTGTCGATTGAGCGCAGAATCGTCCGCGTCAGGGAGCATCACCGCGCAAGCGACGACCAACTTGCTCTAGGCGAAGGGGACTAGCTCAAGGGTGACGCGGCTGGGTCGTCAGAGTCTTGTACGTGAGCGCGTCCGCAGCCGTCAGCGCCCGCACGGTGTCCCGGAAGAGCCAGGGGTTGTCTCGGTTGTTGTACCGCCATTCCAGTTCGTCAAGGTAGGCGGGCAGGTGCTTGACGCTGACCTGATGGTAGGAGCCGATGACGCTGCGCTTGAACAGGCTCCAGACGTTCTCGATGGTGTTGCTGTGAACGTCTCCGCGTACCCATTCCTTGCTCGCGTGGTTTACGACCTCGTGGAAGGTGTCCTCGTCCGCAATGCCGACGTAGCCAACCCAGTCGTCGGTGTAGATCGCGGTGGCCTTGTCGTCTACAACCTCGTTGAGGAAGCGGTGGAGCGTCCCGCGATCCCGTCCACGGCTCACGCGCAACCGGACTTCTCCGTTGCGCTCAACCGCACCGATGATGAGCGTCTTGCCGCTGTTGTACGGGCCGAGGCCGCGCCCGACCTTCTTGCCGCCGTGCCACGTCTCGTCAGCCTCGATGATCCCGAGCAGTGGGCGCTCTTCGTCGTCGCCCATCGCGTCTCGGATGCGGTGGCAGAGATACCAGGCGGTCTTGTAGGAGCCGCCGAGCATCCTCTGGAGCTGCTTGGCGCTGATCCCCTTCTTGGACTCGACCATCAGGTAGATCGCAAGGAACCACTTCCAGAGGTCCAGGTGGGAGTCGTGCATGATCGTCCCGGCCGTCACGGAGAATTGGTAGCGGCAATCCGAGCATTCGTACTGCTTGCGCTCGGCCAGGCGCGAAATCTTCTTGGACTCGCAGCGCGGGCACACGACGCCGTCCGGCCACCGAAGCTCTTCCAGGTAGGCGCGGCACTTGTCCTCGGAGCCGAACCGCTCGATCAGCTTGGGCAGATTCATCTCAGCGTTCACGGAGGCTCCTGTGGCTAGACCGCGCAAGAAGGCGCAAGACCTGACGACCGAAGAGGCTCTGCGGAAGCTCTTCCCCAAGAAGGTTGCCGACCGGGCAAAGGAAGAGGCAGAAAAGAATCGTCGCAAACCCTCACAGGGCAAAGGATAATGGACTATCTACCCTGTGTCAAGGGGATAATCCCGAAACGCTGGGCTTCGGCAGCCGTCGCCATCGTCTTCGCGTGCTGCTCGCCGTTGGCGTCGGCGCGGTCGAAGCTGCCCGAGCCGACGAGCACGTGGGCAACCACGGAAGCGATCAACGCGACTCTGGTCGCACGAGGAATCGTCTCGCACCCCGGCGGCAGCAACGCCGCGGCGAAGACCGTCCAGGTCGTCAACGCCAGCTGTACCGGGCGCGGCCTATCACGCGGCTACTCCTACGCTCGCTCGCCAAGGTACTTCCAGCGTTTCTCCTGCGACGTGGGCGCGAGCGATGGGGCGCGCTACGCGATCGACATCACCAGCGTCACCAACTGGGGTACGTCATGGACGGGAGGAAGTCTGACGCTCACGAAGCCGGCGCCCTACACGCCGCCCGCCGGCTTCATTGTCTGGACCGGTGATGGCACAGGCAGCGGCAACGTCGCGTACCAGCCATCCACCTGCCGCACTATCTTCGGCGTCGATCTCCAAAACGGCCAATCAGACTCGCACGGCGCGATCTGTTTCTCGTACCTAGTGGTCACCCAAAACGACTGCTCCTACGACCTCTACGTGATGGCCAACGTCGTCGATCCTTCGGGCGTGACCGTCGGCTACACGAACGCTCTACAGCCCTCAGTCAAAGCCGGCCAGACCGTGAAAATGCAGAGCATCGTCTATGGACATCCAGGCTCGCACGTCGACCTTGTGAAGATCACCTGCACCTAGAGCAAGCTGGACTGCTGGCAACGTCCGGCGATTGCAGGCACTATTTAGCTTGTGGCCGAGGACACCGCTGCGGCGATGGTCGTCCTGAGTTTGGAGCAGCAGGATCTCGCTGACGACTTGGTGCGTTCGTTGGGCGTGATCGATCGTGGCCGGCTCGAGCTCGAGGTCGAGCATGGGGTGGTGACGACGGCGTGGAAAGCGCAACGACTTCGGCGTGCGCCGCGGCCTGAGTCTGATCTGCCGCCCGAGCCGGGCTAGCTTCTCACCTTGGTGGGGTAGGCGAGACCGGCCGTAAAGATGGTCCGGTCGGCCCATTGCTGCCGTCCGGTTGTGAAGGCAGTCTGACGGCGATCCCGTAGGGGCCAGCGATGGCTGCGGGGCGTGTCACTCCGAATGGAGGCCGCCCTGACCGACGACACGGATCTTGGTTCGCTGGAACGCCTAGGCGACTCGTTCGAGTTCGGGTCTCTGCTGTTGCAGCTGCTCGAGACGCCGAACGCGGAGACGGGCGACCCGGGCTGGACGATCTACATCCGCCGAGCGTTCGCCGGCGACGGCGTCCTGCTGATCGGCACGCATCCTTTGCTCGACGGCGTTGAGGTGAAAGCCGAGGGCGCGTCGGTTGCCGCCGCCGCGGTGCCGTTCTTCAATGACGCGGTCTACTGGCGCCACAAGGTTCGTGGACAGACCGCGGCCTAGGGAGCAGCGGTCGATGGGCGAGGTCTCACGCGCGCTCGCGCAGGGCGCCTACGACACGGCGTTCGTGCTTCTGACCGAGCGCGGTCTAGCGCCGCCGTCGATCGCCGCGTGCTTCCTTCTCGAGAGCGGCGTCCCGATCGGGAAGCTCCCGAGCGAAGCGCTCCGCGCGCTCGGCGACGCGAAAGAGCTCGCCGCGTGATCTGCGGCGTCTGCAGCAAACGCGAGGCCGCGGCCTGCCCGGACCCGCGGCTGCCGCTCCTGCGGATCCCGTCCTGCTGGTACTGCCGCGACATCATCGCTCGCGCCGCCGGCTGGGTGAAAGGGAAGCGCACGACCGTCTGGGCGAAAGCGTTCACCGCGCCCGTCGAGGTCGCACGGTGAAGGGCTGGCATTCGAGCGTGAAGCCGGAGCTGCGCGAGCTGATCGAGCGCGCCTGCACCGAGAAGCAGATCACCGCGTTCAAGCTGAAATCGCACGGCGCCGGCAACCGTCGGATCGCGCTCGCGCTCGACATCGACGAGAGCACCGTCCGCGGACTGCTCAACCGCGGCACACGCCGGATCCGCGAAGAGCTCGCCGCGCAACGAGGGATCTTCCAGTGAAGGCCTCCAAGCAGCGGCGCAAGCAGCTGAACCGCGACCTGAAGATGTGGGGCGAACAGCGCGCGCCGCGCGAGCACCTGGTCGTGCCGACCTACAGCCGGCGGCACGCGCGGCCGCCGCTGATGGTCCATGCGCACTACCGGCGTCGCCGCCGGGTCGCCGGGCTCGTCGATCTGTGCCGCCGCCGCACGCCGCGCGAGGAGCTCCTTCCGTGCGGCCACCGCGGCGTCCGGTTCCGAGGACGCTGGACCTGCCCTAACTGCCCGACGCTCCTCGAGCTCGTCCTCGAGTACCGCCGCCGCCGCGGCGTCTGGTGGCTCGTCGACCTGATCCGCCGGCGGAAGCCTGTCCCTCATCTGATCCAGAAGCGCGTCCCGCTCGTCGAGCGATACCCGAACCGCGCCGCGCGGCGCGGAAACCGCCCGGGCGTGAAGCGCCGCTGAGTGCTCTCGCAATCCGCCCCGCAAGTGCCGGTCGTTCAATTGGCTTGCTGCGCCCTCGTCGCGGCCGCGATCGCGATCCTCTTCGGACGGTACCGCTGAGCGTCAACACAGATCCGATCGGCGATGGCCGCTTCAGCCTCTACCTCCAGCGCAAGCAGATGGAGACTACGCAGGCACGGCAGCTCGCGAAGATCATGCTCGAGGTCGGCGCCGACAACCCGACCGAGGAGTCTCCGTCGAGCGCGACCGCGGCCGGCGACACGAGCAAGCTGCGCGGCATTCCCGCGATCGGCCGCGGCGTCGCCGGCGCGATCGGCGGCACGGATCCGCTACGCGAAGTGCTCAAGGCAGAGCGTGACCGGTTCTGATCTCACTTGCGAAGAGCGGCGGCTACTTCGTCTGGCGATTGATCGCGCGATCCGAGCTCGCGTCCACGAGGCCGATGTTAGGCGATCACGCAAACGGTGCCGAGGCTGTGGTGGCCCAATCGCCGTCTTCAAGAAAGGGTGTGTGACCTGCTACCAGCGGCGTTACTACCACGAAGTCCGGCGCGGTGATCGCGATGTCGCCCGCTGTAAAGGATGTGGATCCGATTACGACGCGTCGACCCCTAAGTGCAGGCAGTGCTATTGGCGGCACCGAGTGAGAGATGAACGCTCGTCTCTCAAGTTCGTCGAAGCCGCTGCCGATAGAGCCGGCTAGGACGGGTCGAAAGACCCGCCCGCCCTCTACGCCACAGGTGCGTCATTAGAGCCCGGCCAGCGTGCCGGGCTTCGTCGTTCCTGGAGGAAGTTTGCAGCCGGCCGGGCGGCGGTTCGGCTGCAACGCGCGCACGCAAATCTCCTTCCCTCGGGACGGCGGTGGCAGCGTGCGCGCCTAGGCCGCGCCAGGCGAGAAAGGCCATCCCTCAGCTCGCCGGCGCGGCCTCAAATTTCCCGGATGAAGCGACCTCTCTCAGCGATCGAGCTCGACGTGCTGGCCGGTGCCGCGCACGGCGAGACGGTCGCAGCCACAGCGAGACGCTTATGCCGCGCGCCAGCGACGGTGAAGAACCACCGCAAGGCGATCATCGCCACGCTGAGTGTCCGCAACATGGCGCACGCCGTCGACGTCGCGCACCGCGCAGGCCTGCTCGGTGAGCGGCCGACTGTTGAGCCGATCACCACCGGGCAGGTGCGCGCGTTCAACGGCAAGCTCGGCGCGCTGGCCCGCAGCAGCGACAAGCACCAGCACGACCTGAAGCGCGACGCGCTCGACGAGGTCGCGCAGCGCTTCGGTCGTGAGTTCACCTCGACGCTCGACATGTCGTCGCTCGAGGCGAACTGGATCCTCGACCTGCTCGACGAGCGGCTCGCAACAGCGAACGCCGTCGAGGTCAAGGAAGCAGCAGTCGTCTGAATGTGGGTCGCCTCGACCTCATCGATGTCCACCGCGACGAGGACACGATGAGCGTCGGCAAGATCTGCCGCTGCAAGCGGATCGTGATGCCGGCGGAATCGCACTCGTGCCCGGAGCTCGAGGCAGCGACCGCTGCTGACAACGCGCGCCGTCACAGCAAGCAGCGCGAGCACGGTCGCGACACTCGCGGCTGGCGAAGGCTCAGCGTCGAGCGGCGCGAGCTCGCCGGCGGACTGTGCGAGCTGAAGCTGCCCGGCTGCACGACGTTCGCGACGACAGGTCACCTGCATCGCGAGCTCGAAGGTCGGCATGAGCTCGCGACGATCGACGACGTCGACGCAGCGTGCGCGCACTGTCATGGCGTCGTTGACGCGCCGAACGCTAAGGGGGGGTCGCGCGAGGCTCCAGGCGAACGCGCCCGCCCCGTGCCTGGATCCGCGCGCGTTATGGCCAGCGTGGCCATAACCAGCCCAGGCAACAAGGCGGCCAGGTGAGGCGCCTGTTGACGTTCCTCGCGGGCGTCGCGGTCGGGTTCGCCGCGGTGCGCGAGTACGCGCGGCCTCGCTACGTCGAGGTGACCGTCCGCGTCGAGCTCGACGGCACCGAGCTCGCCGAGTCCGTGCGCCGCCACTTGATCCGCGACTCTCGCCGGGGCGGAGGGCTCGGGTTCCAGTGATCGGCAAGCGCTTCCCGGACGGCGAGCTCATCCCGGAGCCCGGCGGCTACTCGAAGCACATCGTCATCGTGGGAGAGACGGAGTACGTCGCGTGGATGCTGATGGCGCCGAAGCTCGAAACGAACAACGGCTTCTTCCTCATCGGCTATCCCCATCCGGACCGGCCTGCCGATCCGTATCACTGGGTTCGCGAGAACGCGGACGGCACGATCACCGTCGAGCCCGAGCCGGCCGACGCGCCGCCTGAGCGGCGCAACTCGAACTCAATCCTCGCGCCGAACGGCTGGCACGGCTACATCTACGCCGGCGAGTGGAGGCACTGCTGATGCTCGAGGTGGCTGCGCACGATCTGGTCGTGACGGTGCTGTGCAAGGTGCCGGGCTGCGAAGAGGAGGCGGAGGACAAGGTCGGCCGGTTCGCGAAGCTCTGCCTCCCGCATAAGCGCGCCCGCGTCCACGCCGATCGGGAGTCGTTCTCGGTCGCGGGCGGCAGGGCGAAGGCCGGCACGGTCGCGCCCAGCTCGGCCGATGGTGAGCTCGGGAAGCGCGGGGTCGCGGTCGCGAAGCTCGCTCGGAAGCTTGAGCGCGCGGGCGCTGCCTCGAGGGAGACGCGACGCGCGGAGTTTCGTCTTGCCTGGCTGCAGCTCGGTGCCGCGGCCGGCGTCCTACCACGGAGGAGCTCGTGATGAAGTTCCTGACTGATCTGCTCGGCGGCCTGGTGACGCGGAAGCGTCTCGTCCACTACGGGGACGTCTTCATCGCCGCGTTCGTCGTCGACCTCGGCGCGAACCAGCAGCACATTCTCGGCGCGCACGGACTAAACGCGCTCGGCTCGCTCGCGATGGGCGCGGCGATCGTCGGCGGCAAGGCCGTGATCGAGGTGTACCGGAACTCGGCGCCGAAGGTCCAGGCGGCCGCGGCCACGATGGTCGCTGTCCTGGCCGGCCTGTTCACCGTCGGTGTGGCGCATGGCGCGCCGGCGCCGAAGGCGTCGACGGCATGCCACGCTCGCGCCGGCGGCGTGCTCCCGGACCCGGCGTGCACACCTGGGGCGCTCAACCCGAAGGTCGCGCAGGGCAACATCCGCTCGACGATCTGCGTGAAGGGCTGGACGGCAACGATCCGCCCGCCCGCGTCGTACACGACCGCGCTGAAGAAGACGCAGATGAAGGCGTACGGGCTCGCCGGGTCGACGTCGGCCTATGAGGAAGATCACCTCGTCTCGCTCGAGCTCGGCGGCAACCCGACGGACCCGCGCAACCTCTGGCCCGAGCCTTGGAACGGCACCTCGGGCGCGCACGCGAAGGACAAGACCGAGAACCGTCTGAAGGCCGAGATCTGCTCGGGGAAGCTGACGCTCGCCGCGGCGCAGCACGCGATCGCGACCGACTGGCGGACAGCTCCTTGACCGGCTCCTACGTCACTTGGGGCACCTGGTTCGGCGCGTTCGTCGTGCTCGAGCTGCTCGGCCTCTTCCGCCGCTACACGCACGTGCCGTGGGAGTCGCTCAGCCGGACCATCTGGGCGCTCGAGACGTGGTCCGCGGTGCAGATCATCGTCCTGGCCGGTCTCACCATTCTGACCGCGCACTTGGTCTTTCAGTTCCCGCGGGGTCGCTGAGTGGCGAAGTCGGCGAAGGAGCTGAAGCGCGAGATGAACGAGGAGCACGCGGCGCGGTTCGCGCGCCGGTCGAAGCAGCGGCGGAAAGCGGAGCGCGCCCGCCGCGTCGACGCGCGCGAGCGCCGCTGGCTGTCCGCGGTCGGCGTCGAGGTCGTGGAGAAGGCGCGTCCGGCGCGCGCGCCGCGCGGACGCAGGCGGAGCGGCTGATGTGGCTCGCCCAACGAAGAGCCTCGAGGAGCTCGTCCGTGACGGCTCGTTCCGTCCTGGACGCCATCACGAGCTGCTCGCCGGCCTCGACCTCCGCTGGAAGTCGCTCGCTCGCTTCCAGGAGCAATATCGGGTCGCCGACCACGAGCTCGAGCGTCGGCGGATCGCGGTCCAGTTCGCGAACGCGATCCCGCAGCTGCACGCTCGGCAGGAGCGCACACAGAAGTCTCTTGACGAGACGCTCGCGAAGCTCGGCCCACCCCGCAGCATCGAGCGTGTCGTCAACTACTTCCCGTGGGCGTTCCGCCACTTCGCCGGTCCGCGAGCCGGCAAGCGCTTCCACCTCGAGCTCTTCCAGAAGCTGTGGGTGCAGGACTGGTACCGCCGCGACCGCCACGGCCGGCGCGTGTTCAACGTCGGCCTGCTCGGGATCCCGAAGGGCAACGGGAAGACGCCGCTCGCCGCTGGGTTCGGCTCGCTTGCTGTCCTGGATCCTCCGGCCGGCCAGATCCCGGATGTGTACGGCTTCGCTGGAGCTCGAGCGCAGGCCGGCCACGCTCAGACATTCCTCAAGCGCAACACCGACGGAGAGCTCGGCCGCTTCCTCAAGGTTCACGGCTCGTCGATCGCCGTCCCTGAGCGCGGCGGCGCCTACACGCTGCTCTCCTCGATCGGAGATCTCGCGCACGGCACGAACCCGTCAGCTGCGATCGGCGACGAGATCTGGCAGTTCGTCCATCGCCAGCAGAAAGAGACCTGGAACGCGATCGCTGAGGCTCTCCACAAGCGGCCCGGGGAGTCTTGGCTGATGGCGATCTCCCAGGCCTATAGCGACGAGTCGAGCCTGCTCGGCGAGATCCACCTCGCCGCGCTGAAGCACCCGAAGCTCGAGGTCTACAACGACGGCTGCCTGATGATCCTGCGCGACGAGGCCTCCGGCTTCCTCATGCACTGGTACGGCGCGCCCGACGACGCCGACATCGAGGACGACCGGATCATCAAGCTCTGCAACCCACTCTCGACGGTGTCGGTCGGCGATCTCCGCGCAGCGCTGATCCGCCCCGGCGCCGACGAGTACGACTGGCGTCGGCTGCACCTGAACCAGCCGACGAAGGGCAAATTCTCATGGCTGCCTCCCGGGGCCTGGAACCGCTTGCACGCAGACGGTGTCCAGGTCCCGGCAGGCGCGGACATCTACGTCGGGATCGACGCGGCCTACTCCGGCGACACCACCGCCGTCGTGTTCGCGTGGAAGGCACCTGACGGACGGATCCACGTCCGCGCACGCGTGTGGTCGGCGATCGCCGGCAACCCCGCGCACGTCTTCCCGCCAGGCGACTCACTCGACAACGAGCAGCTCGTCGAGCCGTACATCCACGAGCTCGCGAAGACGTACAAGATCCGGGAGATCGTCTTCGATCCCGAGTACTTCACGAACGAGGCGAAGCACCTCGCGCGCGCCGGGTTCACGATCGCTCCGGTCTACCCGCAGAGCAAGGACATGTCCGACGCCGTCCGCGCGATGAAGAAGGCCGTCGATCAGGGCAAGGTCGGCCACGACGGCGACCCGGTTCTCTCGCGCCACTTCGGCAACGCGGTCGGCAAGAAGGTCTACCGCGGCACCAAGGAGTACGACGCGATCGACAAGGAGAGCCGGTCGCATCGCATCGACGGCGCGACCGCCGCCGTGCTCGCTCACTGGCGCGCGCTCAGCGCGACGCCGGCGAAGCCGTTCGTGCTCGTCTCAAGGCCCAAGAAGAAGGCCGCCGCGACGTCCGCCGGCGCGCTCCCCTGGCGCAGCTGACCTGATGCCCAACCTCCTCACGTTCTTCCGTCGCCGGCGGATGCGCGGCCGCATGGTCCGAATCCACTTGCGCGACAGCGCACCGAGCCTGCAGGGCATCTACAAGGGGTGCCGGTACGGGCTCCACACGCTCGACGTTCCTCGCATCCTGACCGGCCCGGACCAGAGCACCGAGCTCGCTGGCTTTGTGGCCGTCCCGATCGCGCGCGTGGATTTCATCCAGGCGCTGCCGGAGGTGTTCTCGTGATCCTCGCAACCGCCGACAAGGGCGAGCTCCGCGTCACGTCGATCAGCAAGAAGGGGCTCCTCGAGGATTGGCCGTGGTCGGGCTCCGCACCGTCGAGCGACTGGCTGATGGCCGGCAACCTGATCAGCGCCGACCAGGCGGTCGGTTTGCCGGCGCTGCTCGCGGCGCTGCTGATGCTCGCCGACTCGATCTCGATGCTCCCAACGATCGTCTACCGCGGCGCCGGCAGCGACGAGCGCGACCGTGCGCCGGACACCTGGCAGTGGGATCTCTTCCACCGCCGCCCGAACGCCGAGACGACGCCCGGCGCGTTCCGCGCTGACATCGTGCTCAGCCTCGCCGCCGGCGGCAACGCGTTCATCCGGAAGTGGAAGTCAGGCGGCCGCGTCCGGCAGCTCGAGGTGCTCGACCGCCGCTTCGTGCGGGCACGCCGGAGCGGCGGCCGCGTCGTCTTCGACGACTACACCTACACCGGCAAGCCGGGCGACGCCACGACGCGCGACGCGACCGACATCATCCACCTCCGGCTCGGCCGACTGAACGCGAGCTCCAACCTCGTCTACAGCCCCGAGGGCATCTCGCCGGTCAGCGCCGCCCGCGTCGCGATCGCGACCGGGTTGAAGCGGCAGCGGTTCGAGGCCGGCTACTACGACCGCGACGCCAAGCCCGGCGTCGTCCTGACGTTCCCGCAGAACGTCGACGAGGAGCAGGCGCGTGCATTCATCGACCTCTGGGACGCCGAGCACGCCGGCGTCGACCGCGCACACTCGACCGCAGCGGTCGGTGGCGGCGCGACGGTCACGCAGATCCCGATCAACCTCCACGACGCCCAGTTCGTCGAGGCCAACCGTCTGACGATGAGCCAGATGGCCGGCATCTACCGGATCCCGAAGGAGTTCCTCGACGCCGACACCGGCGCGAGGCCCGCATCGTCCCCCGACGTCGCGCGCAATCGGCTCGTGACGTTCGCCCTCGGCCCGTACCTGACGATCATGGATGAGGGCTTCTCCGCCGACCCGGACCTTTGCCCGCCCGGCGAGCACCTCTACGTCGAGCACCTCTCCGACGCGCTCCTTCGTCCCGACACCCAGGCCCGGTACGAGGCTTACAAGAATGCGCGACAGGCCGGCTGGCTGACCGCGAACGAGATCCGCCGCCTCGAGGGCTACAAACCCGACCCGCGTGGCGACGAGCTCCAGGCGACGCCGGTCGGAGGCGCACCGAACGATTCCGGCGGCGGCGGCGGCAAGAGCCGCGAGGTGATCGTGATCCCGGCCGGCGGCTACAAGAGCCAGGACGGCGACGACGCGATCGCCGCCGCGATCGCGGAGGGCCTCAAGGCGATCGCCGAACGTGAGCCGCTCGAGCTGCGTGCGGTGCTCGAGGTGCCGAACCGCCAGGTCGTCGTCAAGCGCGCCGACGGCACCGAGACCCTCTACAGCGAAGAGGAGAGCTCGTAGTGGCGGTCACCGCGAAATGGTACGGCCAGGCCGAGCTCGGGTTACTGAGCGCGACGGCGTCGCGGAAGGTCGACTGGGCCAGCGACACGATCAAGGCGGCCGCGCTCAAGAACACCTACACGCCTGATCAGGACAACCACGTCTTCTGGTCGGACGTCAGCGCGCAGGAGATCTCTGCGAGCGGCGGGTACACCGCCGGCGGCGTCGCGCTCGCCGGGAAGGCGGTCAGCTACGACGCGGCCTCGAATGAGACGCGGCTGACCGCGAACCCGACGACGATCACCGCGGCCAACGCGACCGTCAGGTACATCGCCGTCTACAAGGACACCGGCACCGCTGGAACGTCGGAGCTGCTCGGCTATGTCGATCTCGGCGTCGACGTGAACGTCGTCAACACGCTCACGCTCAACTGGGACGCAACCGGCGTGCTGAAGGCAGTGGCGTCCTAACAGATGGCGCAGCCGATCGCATCCACTCCTCCCGCGGGCCAGGAGGGTCTTGTCACGCTCCCCGTCGACGGTGCCGGCAAGTCCGTGCGCGCGTTCCCTGTTACCGCATACGTGCAGCAGGCGGACGGCACGTTCGCGGCGACCACCGTCTACATGCAAGCGCTCGTCATCGGCGGCGCTGACGGATCGATCGTCGCCGTCGACCGGATCGACGGCGCCAACGTCTTCCGCGTCCACGACCACATCACGAGTAGGGCGATCGAGGAGCTGACCGAGACGGTCGGCGAGCTCGTGACGGCCCTCAGAGACAAGGAGTAACACCATGGGTTTGCTCGAGCAGCTCGTCGGCCCGCGGCAGGGCGGTGACGGGTCGAGATTTGGCCTGCGTGCCGGCAAGACCGCAGAGACGGTCGTCGGTGACGCACATGGCCACTTCCACGAAGCCGTCTCGCGCGGCTACGTCTTCTCCGCGGTCACCCCGGCCGCCGGCGTCGCGCTGGGGACAGCGCTCTCGACGACACCGCCTATCGCGCTCTGGAACCCTCCGAACTCCGGGGTAATCCTGTCGGTGCTCGTCGCCGAGTTCGGGATCCTCTCGGGGACGCTCGGCGTCGGCTCGATCTTCTACGCAGCCGTCGAGCAGCAGACCTCCAAGCCCACAACCGGCACCCCCCTTGCTGCGATCGCGTCTCTGGTCGGGAACCAGGCGACCCCGAAGGGCCAGGCCTTCCAGGGCTCGACGCTCTCGGGCATTCCGATCGCGCTCGACCTGATGGCGTCGATCGCGGCGAACCCGACCGGGATCCTCCAGGACAAGTGCGACGGTGAGCACGCGGTGCTCCCAGGTGCCGTGCTGTGCCTCCAGGAGATCGGGGCAGCCGGCACGTCGCCGCTCGGGTTCTTCTCGCTGACCTGGGAGGAGATCGCGCTCCTCTGATGCAGACGCTGACGCTCGATACCTTCTGGCTCAGCCAGATCACGGTCACCGTTCCGGCCGCCACACTGACGACGGTCGCCCCAGCGGCGAGTGTGGACGTCGGCGTCGCTGTCCCGGCTGCGGCATCGCAGGCCGTCGCGGCGCCGCCGGCGGTCGGACTGGCGGTCGCGATTCCGGCGGCATCAGCCGAGTCACTCGCCCCGGTCGGCCCGACGGTCGACCTCGCCGTGCTCGCGCCGTCGGCGATCGTCACGCTCGTCGCCCCGGCGCCCGGGCTCGAGGTCGGCATGCTGCTTCCGCTGGCCGGTGGCGGCCGCGGATTCGTGATCGTGCCTCCGGAGCAGCCTCGGGAGCGGCTGGTCGCGCCGCGGCTGCGCAAGCCGGTCGACATCCACGCGATCAGCGTGCGCGTGCCGGCGGCGGTGCTCGACCTCGTGATGCCGGCGCCGAGCGTGTATGTGGCGCCGAACCTCGACCCGGATCCGGAGCAGGTGCTTGCGGCTCTCGGCGTGATCGCTGTCGCGCTCGAGCTCGAGCAGACCCGACGTATCGAAGACGAGGAAGCGGCGGTCGCGCTCGCGTTCCTCTTACCCGTCTAGGAAGGACACCACCCAGATGTCTACAACGATGCCGGCCGTGACGCCGGAGCTTCGGCGTCTCGCCGAGCTGCTCGGCAAAGGCGAAGGCTCGCCGATCGAGCACAAGGACTTCGAGTTCAAGCTCGACGACATCAGCGAGGACGGCCAGTTCGAGGGGTACGCGTCTGTCTTCGGGAACGTCGACAGCTACGGCGACGTCGTCGAGCCCGGCGCGTTCAAGAAAACGATCCGCGAGTCGAAGGGTCAGGTGCCGATCCTCTGGCAGCACGACCCGTACGAGCCGATCGGTATCTCGCTGGAGCTCGAGGAAGACGTGAAGGGCCTGCACGCGCTCGGGCAGCTAGTGCTCGACGTGCGCCGCGGCGCGGAAGCGCGCGCGCTGATGAAGGCCAAGGCGATCACTGGTTTGTCGATCGGCTACCAGACGATCAAGTGGATCGGCGACGAGACCGACGCCCTCGTCGACCGACGACTCAAGGAGCTGAAGCTCTGGGAGTTTTCGCCGGTCACGTTCCCTGCCAACCAGCTCGCTCAGGTCGGGAACGTCAAAAGTGTGGAGCTCCGGCGCCTCGCCGGGCTCCTCCAGGAGCTTCGGGACGTTGATCCCGAGCTCGTGAAGGCACTCCTTTCCACCGAGCCGGAAGCCTCCACTCGGGACGACGGAGCCGCCGAACAGCAAAAGCGCAGCGAGGCCATCACTTCGATGAAGGCCACGTTGGGCGAGTTCATCGACTTCGTGAAGAACGGAGGCTGACAGCTATGTCTGTCGTCGACAAAGAGCTCCTCGACGAGCTCAAGACCGTGTGGGAGTCGCAGTTCAAGGACGTCCATGCGCAGATGAAGGACGAGATCAAGCTGCACGGCGAGGCTTCGGCCGAGACCGAGCAGAAGCTGCAGAAGATCAACGACGTGCTCGACGAGAAGGTCGCCGCGCTCGACGTCCGGATGCAGAAGCTCGCTGAGGAGCGCGCCGGCCGTGCCGGCGAGGAGCCCTCCGAGCAGCGCAAGGCGTTCATGTCGTGGGCCCGCAAGGGTCAGGCACCCGAGCCGGAGCTGAAGGTTCTGGCGGTCAGCGACGACTCCACCGGCGGCTATCTCGCCCCGGACGAGTTCGTTGGCGAGATCATCAAGGGGATCGTGCTCTACTCGCCGATCCGCTCGATCTCGCGCGTCCGCCCGACCTCGAACCGCGCCTCGCGGTTCCCGAAGCGCACCGGCACGTTCGCTGCCCAGTGGGTTCAGGAGCAGGGAACGCGCTCGGAGACGACGGGGCTGCAGTACGGCCTCGAGGAAGTGCCGAACCACGAGCTGTTCGCCCTGGTCGACATCAACAACCAGGACCTCGAGGACAGCTACTTCGACCTCGAAGCGCAGCTGCAGATGGAGGCCGAGGAGCAGTTCGGCGTCGCCGAAGGCACCGCGTTCGTCAAGGGCACGGGCGTCGGTCAGCCGGAAGGCATCCTCACCCACCCGAACGTCGCGACCGTCAACTCGGGCAGCGGCACGCTTCTGACCGCGACGGGGATCTTCGACCTTTCCGCGGCGCTCAAGAGCGGCTACGTGCCCAACGCACGCTGGCTCCTCAACCGCAAGACGCTCTACGCGATCCGGAAGCTGCAGGACACGACCAACCAGTTCCTGTGGACGCCGCAGTTCGGTGCCGGAATGGTCGGCGGCCCGCCGGCGCTGATCGACGGGATGCCGTACCTCGAGGTTCCGGACATGCCGGATGTCGCCTCAGGCACGAAGCCGCTCGCGATCGGCGACTTCAAGCGCGGCTACCTGATCTCGGACCGCATCGTGATCGAGACGCAGCGCGACCCGTACACCCAGAACACGCTCGGCAACGTCCGCTTCGTCTTCCGCAAGCGCACGGGCGGCCAGGTCGTCCTCTCCGAGGCGATCAAGCTCCAGAACATCGCCTAAGCCCGAGCAGAGGAGAAGAAAATCATGCGCGACCTGAACAACAACGTCGACGTCGTCCAGTCCGTCAATCCCGGCGCGAAGACAGCGACCGTGAACGGCACTGGCGTCGACCTGCAGGGCTACGAAGGCGCCCAGGTCGAATTCGACGTCGGGACGATCACCGACGGCACGCACACGCCGAAGGTGCAGGAGTCCGACGACAACTCGGCGTGGAACGACGTGGTCACCGCCGACCTGCTCGGCACGGCCCTCGTCGCTCTCGCGTCGAACACGCATCAGCGGATCGGTTATCGCGGCAAGAAGCGGTACATCCGGCCCGTCTCGACCGTCGCAGGCGCAACCACCGGCGGCGTCTACGGGGTGATGGTCGTCCGCGGCCATCGCCGCCACAAGATCGGCCCGGCCGTCTAGCGGGCGACAACGGATAGGAGCTGAGCGTGCCGGTCCCGGTCGATCGCTTGAAAGCGGTCTACCGGGCCGGCAGCCCGGCCCCGGAAGGAGACGCGATGAAGATCAAGATGCTCGAAACCCGCGACGGATCCCCGGACGGGATCGAGATCTACACGTACGAGGTCGGCGAGGAGCACACCGTTCCTGCACGCCTCGGACGGATCTTCGTCGGCGAGGGATGGGCGGAGAAGCTCACCAGCGACGACGAAGACGACGACGTCGAGCTCGAGCCGGCCGACGCCGAGCTGCTCGAGGACATGGCGAGCCTGTCGAACGACGAGCTCGTCGCGAAGGTGCTCGAGCTCGACCCCGAGGCGAACGAGGCCGACGTCGTCGCCGCGGTCGCCGCGAACCGCGACGGCGTAATCGACGCCGCGAAGGAGCTGCTCGTGAAGAGCCAGGGCGCAGCACCCGAGGACAAGAACGCCGGCGCGCCGGCGGAAACGAAAAAGAAGCCCCCGAAGCGCGGCGTCCGCCGCCGGCGGAGCTAGCCGCGAAGGACCCGGGCGGCCCGCCCGTCTATCGGCGGGCCGCCAATCTCACCATGAACGCCACACAGATCTATTGGATCGGTCAGACCGCGCCCGCGATCGCCGACACCGTGCGCGCCCCCGGATCGACCGCGAACGTCGACCTGACCGACGCGACCGTCAAGTTCAAGATGCGCACGTTCAACTCGCCGACCGTCCTCGTCAACGCGAACGCGACGATCGACACGGCCGCGACGGGGAAGGTCCACTACGACCCGGTCGCCGCCGATTTCGCCGCCGCCGGCGAGTACGTCGCCTGGTGGTCAGCCACCCTCGCGAACGGGAAGCTGCTCGAGTCGCTCGAGTTCACGCTGCTCGTGCTCGCGCACGCGCCGTCACAGACCGTCGACCTCTGCACCCTCGCGGACATCCGCCAGGCGCTCGAGCTCGAGGAGGGGATCAGCCAGGAGCGCGACGAGAAGATCCGCGACTACATCACCTACGCGTCCGTTCGCATCATGGACGAGGTCGCCCGCGAGCTCGCGCCACGCGACGACGGGCCGACCACCCGCCGGTTCCGCGTCTACCCGACCCGGATCGTCCGCAACGCGGTGCTCGTCAGCCTCGGGATCCCGCGCTCCGACCTCCGCTCGGTCGTCTCGGCGACGATCAACCCGGAGTCGACGACGCCAACGGTGCTCGTCCAGGACGTCGACTTCTCGCTCGAGCTGTCCCGGTACGGCTGCTCGCCGATGCTGCGGCTCAGCCGCAACGTTCAGCTGTTCTCGACGACCAACGCGAACTTCGGCCATTGCAACCTCGACATCCGAGGCGCCTGGGGCTTCCCGACCGTGCCGTACGAGGCGCGCTTCGGGACGATCCTGACGGTGCTCTCCTGGCTGCGCCGCGACATGAGCGTCTTCGCGGAGGCTGACAAGGCCGAGCCTGGCCAGGCGATGCCGATCGCGCCGCCGACCTACGGGATCCCGTCCGGCGCGAAGGTGCAGCTCGCGCCGCTCTACCGGCAGCGGGTGTTCTGATGCCAGTCGCTCTCTCGACCACCCAGCCGTCGCTGAAGGCGAACCTCCGCGACCTGCTCAAACTTCGCAGCGGGCTCGAGGGCGTACAGATCAGCTGGGGGTTCCCGAAGTCGCCGGCGAACGAGTTCATTCTCATGGGCGACATCCACGACGACGGCGAAGCGACCGGCGCGCTCGGCAACCAGCGGCGCGAAGAGACCTACACCCTCGAGGTGTTGGTGAAGGTCGAGAAGAACGGCGCCGACCAGGAGGCGACCACGAAGCGCGCCTACGTGCTGCGCGACGAGATCGCGCAGCAGCTCCGCGCCGATGCGAGCGTCGGCGGCGCCGTCCGTCAGGCACTGGTGGTCGGCACAGGCCTCATGGAGTTCCACAGCGACACGGTCCGGATCGCGGTGCTGACGATCCGGATCCAGTGCAAGCAACGCACCTAGGAGAGACACGATGGAGCTGATCTACCAGGGCGGTCACGACACCGTCACTGTTCCGCTGCCCGACGGCCGCGAGCCCGAGGTCAAGCAGGGCGACTCGTTCGACTTCCCGGACGACTACGCCAAGCAGCTGCTCGAGCAGCCCAGCAACTGGGCTCGCCCGGCAGCACCGAAGACACCGAAGTCGCAGGCGGACGCTGACGCGCTCGCCGACGAGCTCGGGGTCACCTTCCCCGATGACGTGAAGACGGTCGCCCAGAAGGTCGCCTTCCTCAACACCAGCGCTTCCGCCGGCGACGCCGGCGCGGACGCCTAACCCGAATCAGCGCAAGCGCGCAGGAGTAACCCATGGCTCTCGGCTCCGACCTCTCAGGCCAGGCAGGCCTCGCGGAAGAGGTCTACACCAACGCGGTCCAGACCGTCACGATCACGGGCACGCCCACGGGCGGCACGTTCAAGCTCACCTATGACGGTGCGCAGACCGCTGCGATCGCCTTCAACGCGGCCGCGGCCGCCGTGCAGACGGCGCTGCAGGCGCTCCCTAACGTCGGCACGGGCGGCATCACCTGCACCGGCGGCCCGCTCCCCGGCACCGGTGTCGTGTGCACGTTCGTCGCGAACGGCCTGCAGGGCCGCTCGGTGCCGCTGATGACCGCGGACTCGACCGCCCTCACAGGCGGTGCCTCACCGACGGCGGCCGCGGCGATGACCACTCCCGGCACCGGCTACGGGGACTTCGTCGTCCCGACCCGTTTCCTCGAGCTGCAGAACGAGTCGCTGAAGCTGGACATCCAGAACATCGACTCGACCGCGATCCGCTCCGGCAACCGTGGGTTACGCACAGACCGCCGGATTCGCAACCGCAAGGGCGCAGCCGGCGACCTCAACTTCGAGGTCGGCTCGAAAGGCTTCGGCCTGCTCTTCAAGCACATGCTCGGCAACGCGCCCGTGATCACCACACCGGTCGGTGCGACGAACGCGCGTCTGCAGACCTACACGATCGGCGATCCGAAGAGCATGAGCCTCGTCGTCCAGATCGGCGTCCCCGACGTCGGCGCGACGGTGCGCCCGTTCAGCTACAAGGGCGTCAAGTTCGTCAGCTGGAAGCTCGTCAACGACGTCGACGGGATCCTGCAGCTGACGATCACGACCGACGGCAAGGACGAGGATCTCGCGCCGGCGCTCGCCGCGGCCAGCTACGCCGCGAACTTCGACTTGCTCAGCTACGTCGGCGGCTCGCTCACCATCAACGGCACCAACATCGACTACGTCACCCACTTCGAGCTCTCCGGCGTCGTCGGCTACAAGACCGACCGGTACGGGATCCGCTCCAGCACCCTGAAGAAGGAGCCGGTCCCGGTCAAGCTGTACCAGCTCTCCGGGTCGATCACAGCGGAATTCAACGACCGCTCCCTCTACGACCTGTTCGTCGCCGGCACCGCGGTACCGATCACCGCGAACTGGAACGGGCAGACGCTGATCGACGCGGGCGGCTCCGGCTTCTACGGCGGCCTGAAGGTCACGCTGCCCGCGTGCGTCTTCAACGGGAACAGCCCCGACGTGAAGGGCAGCGACCTGCAGATGATCGATCTGCCGTTCGACGTCCTCAACGACGGCGTCAACCCCCAGATCACGCTCGGCTACACCACGCTCGACGTCGCGGCATAAGGCAATGCCGGCGCAGGGACCGCTCCAGGTCGAGGGCCTCGACGAGCTCATCGTCGCGTTCGCCCAGCTCGACGCCGATCTCCGGCGGGAGCTCTCGACCCGGCTGCGGTCCCTCGCCGGCGTCGTCGCAACCGACGCGCGCGCGATCGCGCTCGCGAAAGGCTTGAAGCGGAGCGGCGACCTGATCGCGGGGATCAAGACCCAGGTGAAAGGAACGACCGCCTGGGTGATCGAGACCGCCAGGCGAGTCAGCCCGAAATACCCGGAGGGCTACCGGTACCCGGCGATCTACGAGTTCGGCGGCGGCCGCCGCAAGAGCACCGACCCCGCCTGGTTCCGCGCACCCGGCATCCGCGCCTTCATGACCCCGGCAGTCGACAAAGACCGCGAGCAGGTCTTCAACGGCATCCAGGGCCTCGTCGACGACCTGATCGCCCGCCACAACCTCGGCTGAAACGGAGCAACCCAATGCCTGAGAAGAAGACAGACAAGATCGTCGTCGACGGGACCACCCGCCGCGAGTTCGACCTGCCCGAAGACTGGACGTTCGAGGAGTCGCTGCTCGTCAAGAGCGCGACCAGGATGCTCGCCGGCGACTGCTTCCTCGGGATGCTCGCCGGCGACAACGTCGCCGTCGCCGCCTACTACCTGATCGCTTTGCGACGAGCGGAGCCGCAGATGTTCGAGGGCGCGCTCATCCAGACGGTGATGAAGACGCCGGCCAACCACGTCTCGATCGTCGGCGCCGCGGAGGAGCCCGAGCTCCCCCCGGCCGAGGCGGCCGCTCCGGCCGCCGTCGGCGCAAAGAGATCACGCCGGAAGAGCTGAACCGGCTCTACGACCGCGACCCGCGGCTCGAGTGGTTCCCGAGTCTCGGCCGCCTCCACCACATCACCGATCCGCATGACCTTCTCCGGCTCACACCCGCACAACTCGACGCGACGCTCGACGAGTGCAAGCAGCTCGTCAAAGCCGGACTGTGAGGTGAGCTGATGGCTCGCGATATCCGAGTCCCGATCATCGGCGACCCGGCCTCGTTCGAGCGGTCGCTGAAGACCGCGTCCAACGCGGCGAAGGTGTTCTCGACCGACATGTCGGATGCGCAGATCAAGGTCGCCGTCGCGCAGAAGCGGCTCGAGGAGTCGACGAAGCGCTACGGCGAGGGGAGCGTCCAGGCCGCGCAGCAGACCTTGCGGCTCCGGTCGGCGCAGAAGGAGCTCGTCGCCGAGACGAGCCACCTGTCTACGCAGCTCGACAAGTCGCACGGGCACTTCCAGCACCTCCACCGAGACCTCGAGTCTGGTGTCCGTGGCGCGCTCGCCGGCAGCGGCGCGTTCAAGGAGTTCCGCAAGCAGCTCCTGTTCGCGTCGACCGCGTTCCTCAGCACCGCCGGCTTCGTCGACGTCGCCCACAAGGCCTTGCAGGCCTCGGACAACCTCGCCCACCAGAACGAGCGGACAAGCGAGACGTTCAAGGCCGACGCCGCCGCCGTCAAGGCCTGGTCGCGCAACTCCGCCGACTCGATGGGACTGTCTCGCGCGGCCGCGCTCGATCACGCGAACACGCTCGGGACGCTCTTCAAGAACATGGGCCTCGTCGGAGGCCAGTCGAAGAACATGTCGACGAACCTGGTCCAGTCAGCCGCGAACGTCGCCGCGGTCAAACGCACGACCACCGACGCGCCGCTCGCCGCGTTCGAGGCCGCGATGGCCGGCCGCACCCGCGGGCTGAAGCAGTACGGGATCGTCGTCGACGCGACGTCCGTCAAGGCCGAGGCGATGCGGATGGGCTTCGTCGCGGCCGCCGTCGACTCGGGGAAGGTGAAGCGCGCTCAGGAAGAGGTCGCGATCGCGACCGCGAAGGCGCAGCACGCCCTCGACAAGTACGGCGCCGGCACCACCCAGGCCGCCTCCGCGCAGCTGACGCTCGAACGCGCCCAGGCCGCACTGAAGAAGGCGACCGACGGGCACGTCGGGTCGCTCACCGCAGCGCAGAAGGCGCTCGCCACCTACTCGCTGATCATGAACCAGACGCGCGACTACCAGGGCAAATTCAAGAACAGCACCAACGACCTCGAGGTGCAGCAGCAGCGGCTGAAGGCGCACATCACGAACGTCGAAGCCGAAATCGGCAACGGCCTCCGCCCGATCCTCCTCCAGATCCTCGACCCGCTGAACAACTGGCTCCAGAAGTCGGAGCAGACCGGGAAGATGCAGGAGTACCTCCGCACCGCCTCGCACGACCTCCACGCCACGCTCAACCTGCTGATCGCCGTCGTCAAGTTCCTGTCCGGAAGCTTCGAAGCGCTCAACGACATCACCGGCAGCACGAAGCACTCGATCGAGCTGCTCGGCACCGCTGCGCTGGTGTTCAAGGCGCGCGGTGCGGTCGCTCTCATTGCCGGGCTAACCGGCATCGGAAAGGCCGCGGGTGAGGCGGGCGCAGCCGGCGAGGTTGGCTTGCTCGCATCGCGGCTCACGATGCTCGCCAGGATGGGGCCGATCACGATCCCGATTCTGCTCTCGATGATCACCGGAGCCACGAATCCGTTCGGTGGCCACCCGCAGAACTTCCAAGGCACCGGCGGCCAGAACATCGTCCAACAGGACGGCAAGTTTTACGTCCGCGCGGGCGGCCGCGCGCTGAAAGAGATCTCCGCTGACGACGCCTACAAGATGATGGGCTACACGACCGCCCCAGGGGGCGCAGGCGCACTTAGCGCGCTGACGGCGGGTGGGATCGCATCGAGTAATTCGTCGGGTAGGCAGAAGCTGCTCGACCTCGCGAAGTCGGCGATCGGGACGCCGTACGTGTGGGGCGGCGCCGGCCCAGGAGGAATGGACTGCTCCGGCCTCGTGTCGTGGGCGCTCGGCAACGGCCTCAACGTCAACCTCGGCCGGACGACGACGCAGATGTTCGGCAAAGGCTCGATGACGACGAACCCGAAGCCGGGAGACCTCGTCTTCACGAACTTCCAGAACGGCCAGCCGCAGCACATGGGCATCTACGCCGGCAACGGCCAGGTCTACGCCTCGGAAGGGGCAGGCCCCAGCAACACGGCTGCGCATCCCGGCCCGGGCGTGATGAAGCTCTCCCTCGGCGCGTTCCAGGTCGGCGGACAGCTCGTCTTCCAGAGCCTCGACGGGCCACGCTCCACGACACCAGCCACATTGACGGGGCCGCCAAAGGCCGACACGACACCCGCGACGAACCTGCACGTTGGCTCAACGGTCAAGAAGCCGTCGATCGTGCGCGGCGACGCGTTGTTCTCGCAGGCGCTGCGCGATGCGATCTCGGGTGACGCTGATAAGGCGAAGAACGCGTCCGGGTCGGCGGCGGTGGTCTGGCTGCGACGCGAGCTCCACGACATCGAGCTCGCCCGGGCGGAGGTGGAGAAGCAGCTGAAGGGTGCGTCGGGGAAGCAGGCGGATGCGATCCGGGCGGAGGTGACGAAGCTCGACAACAAGGCCCGCGATGTGCATACCGCGATCAAGGATGCTCTGTTCCCGGCCCAGCTGACGAAGCTGCTCTCGCCGCTGACGGCGAAGATCAAGGGTCTCGCGTTGAACGCTGCGGACGCGGAGCTCGCGGCGAAGAATGCGAGCTCGGTGCAGCTCGGCGTGGACGGTCACAAGACGAGCGACGGCGGGCTCGCGCAGTACCAGCTCGCGGCGAAGTACTTCAACCAGGAAGAGGACGCGCTCGAGAAGGCGCGGGCTCTGTTGCAGTCGAAGCTGGCCGGCGCCGACAAGGCTCAGCGGTCGGCGATCACCTCGCAGATCGGGAAGATCGATACGAGCTTGAAGTCGGTCGCCTCGTCGATCATCTCGAACCTGCAGTCGCAGGTGAACGCGCTCCAGTCGAAGGTGTCGGCAGCGCAAAGCGCGGTCTCGTCGGCGTTCTCGGCGATCTCGAGCGAGATCATCACGAAGTTCCAGAAGCAGACGCAGGCCTACATCGATTCCCTCGGAATCAGCTTCTACCAGGGTGGCGCGCAGACGCCGCTCGAGAAGAAGTTCGCCGAGCTCCAAGCCACCGATCAGCTCGCCGGTCTCCAGGACGCGGCGACCGCCGCCTTGCAGACCGCTGACCCGAAGCAGATCGCGGCCGCGGTGCGCGCGATCGACATGTACAAGCTGCAGATCGAGGCGGCCAAGGAGCGCGCCCAGGCCGACAAGGATTACGCGGCCGCGGTCAAGACCTACACCGACGAGCGGAGCGTGCTCGAGCAGGAGCTAAACGCGAGCCTCACCCGGTTCGGCAACGGCCTCCAGGACGGAACCGTGGCGCTCAGCGACCTCCAGTCGATGCTCAACGGCGCGAACGTGTACGGCGTCAACTTCGGGATCACCCTCAGTGAGCTCTCGAGCGCGAACGCTTTCGTGAAGCAGGAGTTCACGGATCTCGCGATCGCGACGCAGCTGCTCCGCGACGCGATGGACGATTTGAAGCGAAAGATCGACGAGCTCTCCGGCGCCAGCAGCGGGAGCGGGACCGGGAGCGGGGGCAGCAACGGGAACACCAATAGTTCGACTGTCGGCTCGGTACGAGCGACGAACAACGGGACCGCGCAGACGATCTCCACCCAGAGTGGGGCAACCGCGACGTTGCACACGTTGGCCGACGGGACGAGCTATCTCACAATGGGTCGGCTGACAGCGCTTGCCGAAGGCGGGGTCGTCCGTCGGCCCACGCTCGCACTGATAGGCGAAGCGGGCCCGGAAGCGGTCGTTCCTCTCGGCCGCGGCGGCATCGGCGGCAGCGGTTCGATCGAGCTGCATCTGCACATCGGGTCCGTGATCGGAAACGACCTGGAGAACGCGGGGAAGCAGCTCGCCGATCCGATCCGGCGCGAGCTCCTTCGTGTCGCGCGGCGCACGGGAAGCTCGGGGATTACGTGAGCACTCGTCTCGACCCGCGCGTCGAGATCGCGTTCCAGACGCCGCCGCGGTCGAGCAGCCCGGTCTGGACGGACGTCACTGACTACGTCGTCGACGTGCCGCAGACGCGGCGGGGCAAGCAGCACGAGCTGAACCGCAGCGAAACGGGGACGGGGACGCTCGTGCTCGACAACAGCGATCGCCGCTTCGACCCGACCTATACGAGCTCGCCGTACTGGCCGAACGTCAAGCCGATGAAACGCTGCCGGATCCGCGCCGACGGGCCGCTCCCGGCCGCGCTCACCGTCAGCGGGAATGAGATCACCGACGCGAGCCGGGCGGCGAACACGCAGGGTGACGGCCGGTCGTCCGACTCGTCGTTCGGGATCTGGGAAGCCACCACGAACCTCTGCACGAACGGCGGCTTCGAGACGTCGATCCCCGCCTCGCAGCCCTGGCTTGCCGACGGAACAGGCGCGACCCTGTCGCTCGACGCGACCACCCAAAAGTTCGGCAGCAAGAGCCTAAAGGTCGTGACCGACGGTCTCTCGACCGACCAGGGGGCACGCCTCGTCGAGGCCGGGGCCTACGCGATCGACGCCTCGGCGGGAGTGACCTATACCGCGAGCGCCTGGCTCAAGGGGCCGGTCACCGGCCAGCTCTATTTCTACATCGCCTTCTGGACCGCGGGCGGCTTCCTCACGTGGAACTTCCCTCTGGTGACGCCGACCAGCTCGTGGGTTCGCTACAGCGTGAGCATGCTGGCGCCGGCGACAACGGTAAAGGTGAACTTCGGGGTCCGGACGACGACGGCACGAGCAGAGACCTTCTGGATGGACGGCGTCCAGCTCGAGGCGAAGCCGGTCGCGACCCCGTACGTTCACACCGATGGAGGGACCGCGGCGCGGGCTGCAGCCCGCGCGCAAGCACCGGCGGCGCTGCTGAACGCGACCCAGGCGTGGTTCGCGTTCCGTGTCGCTCCAGGCTGGGCCACAAGCCAAGAAGCTCACGGCGGGGCGGGTGCCGACTACCTGCTCGACTGGCGCGACGACGCGAACAACCTGCTCGGCCTCTACTACGACGAGGCGACGAACACGTGGAACATGGCACGCAAGGCCGCGGCGGCTGGATCACCGGCGGTCTCTGCGGCCGTGACGCTCGCCACCGACACGGCTACAACCGTCATCGGAGCCGTCACCGCGACACAGGCCAAGGTGTCTGTGGACGGCGGGGCGTTCGCGGCGGTCGCTAACACATCTGTCCCGACGCTCGCTGCGTCCATCTTCGACCTTCTGAGCCAGGCCGGCGCATCCCACTTCGACGGGCGCGTGCTCTGGTTTGCGTGCGGTACGGGGACGCTCACCGACGCGGACGCAGCCGCACTCTTCGCGCTTGGGAACACCGACCCGGGGTTCGGTAGCGCGTCGTACGCCGCGGCTGCCACCGGGGTGATGCCTTTTGCGACGTCGGCGTACACGTCGCTGCAGACGAAGGATCTGTTCAACGGGTACGTCGAAGGGTGGCCGCCTGACTGGTCGGGCCTGAACTATTCGGAGACGACGATCACGCTCGTCGACGCGTTCGGCCCGCTGGCACGCGAGAACATTGTGAGCACCAAGGCGTCGCTGACGACGGCGCTCGCCGGAACGAACAACGATCTCGTCTTCACGTCGACCGTGCCCGGGCCCGGCGGCAACCTGTTGACGATCGCCTACGTCGTGTCTGGGATCAGCACGCCCTTGTCGGTGTCGGTGACCGGGACGGCGATCACCGTGAACGTCGGCACCAACGGTTCGGGAGCGGCGACGTCGATCGCGTCGCAGATCATGGCGGTGATCGCCGCGAATACCGCGGCGGCGGCGTTCGTCACCGTGGCAAACGCGCCAGGCAACGATGGGACGGGCGTCGTCACCGCGATGGGCACAACGTCGCTCAGCGGTGCGCTCTTCGCGCAGCAGCTCTCAGGAGCTCGCCTGGGCGCGCTCCTGGATCAGGTCGGCTACCCGGCCGCCGACCGGGTAATCGGTGCCGGCGCCTCGACGGTCGCGGGTGTGACGTACCTCGCGACCGACAAGCAGAAGGCGCTCGAGCACATCCTAAACGTCACAGAGACCGAGGAAGGTCTCTCCTTCATCGACGGCGCCGGCCGGTTCGTCTTCATCGACCGGCACACGCTCTCGCTCGCCCCCTATACGACGCCGCAGTTCACCTTCGACGACTCGACCGGGCACGACTTCGAGGCGCTGCAGCCGTCGTACGACATGGCGCAGCTCTTCAACACGGTAACGATGACCGACATCGCCGGGACCGCGTCCACGGTCGCCGACGCGGCGAGCCAGGACGCCTACTGGCCGGCCGACTTCACCCGGGCGCTGCTGATTCCGGCCGGGTCGACCGAGCCCGCCGACGCGGCCGCGTCGTTCCTCGCCCGCTACAAAGATCCGGGGTTGCGCTTCGACAGTCTCGAGTACATGCCCGGCTTCTCGGATGAGTTCGCGACCGAGCTGCTCACCCGGGAGCTCGGCGACCGGATCAGCGTGAAGAAGACGCCGCCTGGTGGGGGCCCGCAGATCGTTGCCGACGCGATCGTTGAGAGGATCGAGCTGAAGATCAAGCCCGGAGGCGGCGGCGCTCCCGCGGAATGGCATGCGGTGTACGGCCTCGCCCCGGCAAGCGCCGCGCTCTCCGGCTTCTGGGCGATGGACAAGAGCCTGATCGACGTCGACGCGATCGCCTCCTACTAGGCGACCTCCTAACACCTCTTTGGCCAACAGAATCCTCACCGGCGAGGACGGTTACGGCACGCCGCAGCTGCACGAGCACCTCGAGCGCGTCGGAGTGCCGCTCGCGGACGTCGTGCTCGCGCTGCACGACCAGCCCGACAACTACGTCGACGACATCCTCCCGACGCTCCACCGTCGCGGAGAGACCGACGAGACGACCACGCACGTGTACGTGAACCATGGCCGCTGGGTCGTCGGCTGCCCGTTCTGCACCAGCGCGCAGCTTGCGATGCGCAGCGACCCCAGGTTCCTCTGCGCCGGCCCGGACGGCTGCTTCAACGCGACGATCGGCGGCGCCTACGCGCGCGTGGTCTGGCCGGATGATCCGGACGCGATCGCCGCGCAGCTGCTCCGCGTCCCGGAGCCGCCGCTCCGGAACTGGCTGCCTCACGAAGACCTTGACGAGCTCGCCGGCCAAGTGCGTCGCCACCTCGGCGAACCCGACCCCGCGCCGCCGCCAGCTCCTCGTAAACCTCGCCGGAAGAAGAGCTGATGGCTGTCTGGACCACACCGATCACCGTGACGGTCGGTCAGCTGATGACCGCCACGATCTGGAATGCGCAGGTGCGTGACAACTTCAACGCGGTCGCCGACGTCGGCGACCTGCAGTTCAAGATCAAAGCGTCCGCGGGCTGGCAAGTCTCGAACATCGTCAAGAGCGGCTGGCTCGAAGCGAACGGCGCGATGGTCTCGCGCACCACCTACGCAAGCCTCTACACCGCACTCCAGGCCCTCGCACGCACCTACGGCGGCACAACCACCCTGAGCGGCGCGATGACGAACAACCAGACGAGCGTGCCATTGACGGCCTGGCCGGCGCAGTGGCCGGCCGACGGCCGCGCCTTCGAGATCCTGATCGGCACCGAAAAGATCCTGATCACCGCCGGCTTCGGCACCACCTCCCCAACCTGCACACGCGCAGCCGAAGGCACCGTCGCCGCGACCCACAGCGGCAGCGACGCCGTCTCGACGCCGACCACGTGTCTCCCGTTCGGCGACGGCGACGGCCTAACAACGTTCACGCTCCCGGACTTCTTCGGCGGCCGCAACCCCTTGCACGTCGGGTCGCACTCGAGCATCAGCGTCCTCGGTGTCAGCGACAACGTCACCTCCGGCAACCGGCGGCCGCAGCACCGCCACACGCCGCACTCCCATTCGTTCACCGTTGTCTCCGGCACGGCCAACGTCGGTTCGTCGGGGGGCGCCAACCCATACAACAGCACCACCGGATCAACGACCGGTTCAGCCGACGGCGGCTCCGGTGTCAGCACAGATTCCCTCGACGCGCCGGCCCACCAGGTCGCCGGCATCTACATCGTCAAGTTCTAGGAGCAGCGCCCTATGCCCGCGATCCCGAACGTCACCTGCGACTACTGCAGCAAGCCGATCAACGACCCCGACCTGCAGACCGACCCGACCCTGATGCGGCTGCACCTCATCAACGCCACCCTTGCTCGTTACGTCCCCGCAGATCCGAACGCCGGCACGCCCGGGCAGGTCGTCGGCAGACAGGCCGCCGAGCACTACTTCTGCGGCGTCCCGCACCTCCAGGCGTGGCTCAGCGCGGCGGTGTCATGATGCCCCCGCTCCCGATCCCCTCCCGTGTCTGGGCGCTTGAGCGTGAGGCTGTACGCCTCGACAAGGTGACCGAGAAGCTCGACGGGCGCCTCGACGTCGTCGAGGACGATCTGCTGATCGTCAAGCACGACGTCCGGATCGCCGCGCGCTTTGGCGCGATCCTCGGCGCCACAGTCGGCAGCACGATCGGCGGCGTCCTCGTCGGCGTCGCCGTCTACGCCGCGACCCACTTCCACCTCTAAAGCCAGGAGCGCCATGTCTCGCCACAGCAGCCCCGGACGGGGCGGCCGCCGCATGCAGCGGCGCCACGTCCACATCACCCTCGGCGGCCTCCTGCTCGCCGGCAGCGCGCTCGCCGCCGCCGCTCTCCTGGGCGCGTTCGCGAGTCATCCGCAGTACTTCAAGAACGTGTTCGGGTCGAAGCTGACCCCGGCCGGCCAGAAGGCGTACGCGAAGCTCGACGCAAGGAACTATCACGCCGGCTCCGTGAACGAGACGCCGCCCATGAACGCGATCGCGGCGTACACCGCGCGCGCCCGCAACGAGCAGCTCGCGGGCACGCTCCGCCCGCTCACCCTGGCCGCGCAAGAACCGATCACCGTCACTCAGCTGGTCACGAACTACAGCGGCCGCAACGGCGCCAAGGTGCTGATCCTCGTGGTCCACGACGCCGAGATGCCGAGCCTCGGCGCGCTGCAGGGCCTCTACGCGATCCGCGCATGGTTCAACAACCCGGCCGCGCAGGCAAGCTCGAACGTCGCCACCGACGCCGCAGGCAACACGATCCGGATGGTCCCCGACGACGCGAAAGCGTGGACGCAGGCGTTCTTCAACCCGTGGGCGCTCTCCGACGAGCTGCTCGGGTACGCGAGCCAGACCGTGTGGCCGGAAGCGCAGCTGCGCGCCACAGCGCGTCTCTTCGCCGCCTGGTCTGTCAAGTACGGCGTTCCTGTCCAGCACGCTGTCGTCTCCGGCTGCACGATCATCCGGCCGGGGATCCTTCAGCACTCCGACCTCGGCGCTTGCGGCGGCGGCCACCACGACGCCGGCCCGCACTTCCCGATTACTCGCTTCATCGAGCTCGTCAAGGAGTACCGCGCCGGCGGCTACCACCCGAAGCCGGTCCCGAAGCCGAGGCCGGTTCCCAGGCCGAAGCTGAAGCCTTGCACGACCACGAACGTGCAGCTGGCGCTCAACCGCCGCGGCGCGCACCTGCTCGTCGACGGCGCCGCGGGACCGCGCACGCGCGCCGCGGTCGCGAGCTTCCAGCGTGCACACCGGATCCAGGCGACCGGCCGCGTCGGCAAGCCCACCTGCAAGGCACTCAGCCTCGCCGCGTGATTCCCGAGGAATACCCGCCAGCTCCGACCGAGCTTGAGAAGGTCGAGGGCTGGCGGCTCGAGGTGCTCATCAAGGCCGGCTACAGCGTCCGGATCGCCGAACGGCTCGCCCGCGCGCCCTGGCATGAGGTTGACCTCCACCAGGCCGTCGAGCTCGTCGAGCAGGGCTGCAGGCCCGTCGTCGCCGCGCTGATCCTGCTGTAAAGGGGGCCAGCCCCAGTGGGCTAAAGTTCGGGCAAAAGTTTGGAGCTATGCCGCGAGAATCAGCGATATTGAAGGGTCTCTTTCAGAACTCCATGGTCATGCAACCAGTGCCGGTCGAGCCCTGGATCGTCAAGGCCGGACGCTCGGCTATGCGATACCACGTCTACGTCTACGAGGCTGACGACTGGGGTCTGACACTCGGGGCGTCGAACGGTTCGCTCGACGGGATGCCGCTCATGCGTTACTGGCTCCGCGTCGCGAGGTTCGCGCTCGAGGACGCTGGGTTCGACGTCGCCGACTACGCCGCGCGCGAGATCCGCTCGTGCGTCGACGCGGGGGCTTCCCGGGTGTTTAGCTAGGCAGCGGCGCTCTCGAGGAACAGCACCGGCAGCGCAGCAACCTGGCCCGGCTGCGGGTAGTCGAGCAGGCCGAGCGAGCGGAGCGAGCCGAGGTTGTTCGAGAGAAGCCGCTCGAGCTCGCCGAGACGCCGGCGCGTTCGGCGAGCTCACCCTTCGACAGCGGGTCCGGGTAGACGTCCACGAGCTGCTCGAGCAGCTGCAGTAGCAGCACCCCGAACTCGAAGGAGTCGCCGAGGCGCTCGAGCGAACCGAGATCGTCAGAGGGAACGGGCGGCGTTGCGGGCGTGGCGGCCTCCAGTCGGAGTCGTCATCGCCCTTAGCCCTGCCGGGCCCCTCGGGGCAGCATCAGCCTGCCTACGCGACCGGACGCCGACAATGGGCCGTACGGCCCATTTTGCGACGCGCGCGGACTACCCCGCGCGGGGGGTTAGAAAAGCACGACCGCTAGGCGATCGGCGGCCGCGCTTCCCTTCGGGGCTCTACTAGCCGCGGATGCCGCGGTGCGCGCGCCGCACGACCTGCGAGCGCGCCTCGAACTTCGCCGGCCGCGGCGTCTGGTCGATCGCGAAGATCTTCCGCGGCGGGATCTCGTTCACGCGTCGGCCCTTGTCGTTCCGTCTCGGCACTAGACGATCCCCTCCGCGAGCTTGCGACCGCTGAGGACGAGCTGCTCGAGCGGCGTCAAATCCCACGCTGCGAGGACGGCGTAGATGTCGCCGCCGACGTGCTGCAGCAGGGCGGGGTCGCCGGGAGGGCTCGGGACGGTCGCCCATGTCCAGTCGTCCGCTTCCCACAGGACGAGCAGGTTGCGCAGGTTCGCGCCGGCGGGCCGGTGCTTCGGCGGGACGATCGGCACCATCGCCGACCAGGCACTGCGTGTCCACTGACCGATCCGGTCGCCGGCACGGAACCCATCCGGCAGATCGAGCCCTGCGTCGAGCCGGATTCGGCCGCTCAGGTACCTCTCGGTGCGGCCGAGCGAGTCGATGAACTCGATCGACCCATCGCGCTCAACCCCCATCGTGAACGCGAATCGCGCATCGGCGTTGCAGACCGCGAGCCGAGGGAGGCTGTAGTGCGTCTTCGACTCGCCAACCACGCGCGTCCTGACGAGCGTGCCGCCGCGGCGGATCGTCGGGGTCAGCGCGATCAGCGGGCGATCCTCCTGCGCTGCGATACGGAACGCGCGGGCCATCTCTTCGAGCTCCCGCTTGATCACCGGGTCACGTGCATCTTTCGCTGCGCGCCGGTAGTCGAGGTACGACTCGCGTGCCTCGCGCCGCGGGATCTCGACAGTGTCGAGGTTCATGCCCATCAGGTGCCTCCTTCGTTGATGATTGCCCGCGCGCCGAGTGCTTCGACGACGGCGAGTTGGTAGCCCGCGAGCTGGCGCGGGAACTTGACGGCGAGCTCGCGACTGGCGCACTCGTCGCGGAGCTCGAGAAGGAAGTCGAAGGCGGCGACGCCGCTGGAGCGGCCGCCGCTCATCCGGAACTCGCCGCAGGCCTCGCACCAGTAGCGCTTCGTTACGCCGTCGACGACAGGCCGGCGCGGAACGCGGTGCCCGCAGCTGACGCCGATCGTCGGGTCGATGCGCTCCGACCTCACGGGATCCTCCAGGTGCGGCCGCGTGGCCCGTATGCGTGCTCGGCGCGGCGTTCAGGGAGAGCTTCGCGGCGCGGGAAGGTACCTTCTTGGTACCACCCTGCGAGGCGTGTTCGCAGCGTCGCCAACAGGGCGTGTGCGAGTGCAGGAAGAACGTGGAGTGGGCCGGGCAGGGATCGAACCTGCGACCTTGGGATTAAAAGTTCGT